GGCATAGCCTTTTTGCGAGAGGCGATCCTGCAAGCCGTACAACGCAACGAGCAGTGAGACGATGTAAACTTGATCATACTGCTGTGGCAGCATGTCCTCATCGACCATATCGTCGGCAATTGCTTTTTCCCGGATGCGGGCATAGCTATTTGGATTTTTTATAATTTCTTCAAGAGTTTCAATAGCTTCATCCAGATCATCTGGCATGATGGGCATATTGACGACGGCGCGCTCCATAGCGTCAACCGCTTGGGCGAATTTAGGATCGCTCTGAGCAATCTGTGTAATCTGTTCACGGATCGACATGCTGCATCACTCCAAAGTTTGGCAGAAGCGTTCTGCCCATTCCCGCCAATTATCAAAAGCATATGGTATCGGCACGTTTTCTTTAAGCGTCATGTTGTTTACGAACTGCATAGCCCAGTTTTTCCACTGGTCTTCAATATCCAACCGACCGAACGCCCCGTATGGGTCAAGATCAAGTGCTATCTGATCAGCCCAATCTTTAAGACCCATGCCAGTTGGTAGTGTGACTCTGGGTCTCATCCAAGCACCGTTTTATCGCCTGTGCTAAGATGACCAATGATCTGACCCATTTGATAATCACCATAGACCGAATTGCTTTCAAATCGCACGCGCAATTCGCGGCGTTGTTCTTTGAGCATGACAATTTGCTCAAACGGCATGTCAGCACTTTCAGGAAACTCAAACTGCGTGCTGTACACTTCCGGAGCCCTGGCATTCGCGCGCCCTGTGACTTGCACCGTCATCGGGCCGCTTTGAACGAAATCAGGCTCAATCGTGGTAATGCGCAGATATTCGCTTTTGCCCTGAACGATTTGCGAGATGTCGCCCGTCTCAAAATACGAACGAATGGGGCGAATGTTGGGACCAGAATACTCATCAGTTAGCTGTTCATGCACCCAAACCCTGTATCCTGAGCCATCGCTTTCGACGCCGGTCAAAATCGGTGCGGCAAACGAATTGTTGAACTGCCCGGCAGATCTGCCGCTGTTCGGCAATTCAGTGTCGTACCAGCTATTTTCACGCACGTTGTATATAACGGCGTGCGTACATTCGGTTGCTTCACCTCTAGGATAGCACCACCAGATTTCGCCGTAGCGGGGTATTTTGAAAGCAAACACCTTGCTGCGCTGGCGCTGGTTTAGGCCGTCGAAAAAGTAGTTCAGGTTCATCGAGTTGGGCACTTCGCGCACCACACCGTTGAACATCATGAACCTATCAACACCGCACCAGAAAAACACGCCATCATAATCCACGACGGACTGCGGAGATATGATCGAAGTGTCTGTGGCGATAACGTCAAACTGAAAGACTGTCGCGCCCCCGGTGAATGTGGCGCGCAGTACCGCATCAAACGCCCAGAAAATCCCGGCAGGGGCAGTGCCAGAACCGGCACGCAACGGGAAACCTTTGATGATTTTCTGGCCCCAGACGCGAGCCAATCCCGATCCCGTACCGGTCAAGTTGGTCGGCTCACCGGCTTTTGACCAACCGATGATCCCGTCCGTCCCGTAATAGAACAAATAGGGGTGGAGCGAAACAATACCGCCCGTGGCGTTGGCATCCGGCGGCAAGTTTACGGATTGCAAATCGCCTGTGCCGAGCACGTCACCAAAGAAAATTTGACCACCAACATCATTGCAAATGCACTTTTGATTGGGTGCAACATGAGCAATGATATAATTGTTATTGCTTGATGAATCGTATTGATAATCAAACATCCACATATTTTCGGTGGCGGCGGTTAGCGCAAAAGAACCGTTCGCCATATCTGTTTTTGTAAATGTGATCGTCGTTGCCGTGACAGCGACAACAAAACCATTTGCTTCAGATCCAACAGCGCTGCTGGCACTGATGGTGATGACCGGCCCAACAGCAACGGCGGTATATTCTGGAGACGACGCATAGGCATTAATGTTGGCCGCAACAGCCGTCGCTGTAGCCGAAAGATTCGTAATAAATGCCACAGAACCAGACATAATATTTACGCCGTTTACAGTTATCATGTTAACTGAACCGACTAAACCACCTGTGAGCGTAACCGTTCCGGTCGCTGCGGTATTAATAGGCGTTCTATCAGTAACAACAGAACTGTTAATTGTTGAATCAATTGTAAAGCGTTCTAGCGTGCTTGAGCCGCCAGAATGGCAATAGACAAAACTTTGCTGCGTAAATGACGTAAAACCTCTGCTAATTTGTTGCAGATATTTTTGTGTAGACCGATACCCGCCAATTTTACGAGGCAGGCCGCGTTGCCAACGGACCCACTGTCCATCGACGTAAAAATCGCCTTCAAATTTCGTACCATCCCGCTTAATGCCCGGATTGGACTTTAGGATGACCGTGTTGACTGGCATCAGAACGTCCCGCCGTTGATGTTACCCGCCTGGGCAACTCCAAGCGCAGTCCAGGCAGCGGCTTGGTCCACTGCGGTAAACAAGGCACTGCCAGTCGTCGTCCCGCCAAGCGCAGTCCGTGCGGCTGCTTGGCTGGCCGCAGTGAAGACTGCGATGCCCGTCGATGTGCCACCCAGCGAAGACTGAGCAGCTGCTTGGCTGGCCGCAGTGAAGACTGCGATGCCCGTCGATGTGCCACCAAGATTAATACGCGCATTGCTGGCAGTTGTCGCTCCGGTGCCGCCATCGGCAATTGCGAGTGGAACAGCAAGGCCGCCTGTTGAAGCATTGATAACGTCAGTGCCGTCGCAATACAAAATTGCACGGGAACCTTGGTTAATATCAAATCCAAGACCACCGCCAAATGGCGTAATGGTTAGGGTGTATGCACCTGTGGTTTTGTTATCTACCCAATATTGTTGAACAGTGGCAGGAACAATTACGGTGCGGTTAGCAGTGAGAGCACCCGTAAAACGGTACGCGATCCGATTTAATTCCGAACCCGTAAGAGTGTATGAACCACTGCCTGGAATATTTATGACCGTATAGTCAAACGCAAATATGGCTTGTTGACCAAAACCAATGGTGTAAAAATTTGCGCCATCCGACACAATAATTGCGGATTCGCCGGGTTGAAAAGAAAGCGACAGCAGCCCGTTGATCGTGGTCAAACCCGTGGGATCTGCGACAACTGCGCCAGAACCACTGTTTCGCAAATACAAAAACCAATTGTTTTGCACCGTGGCGGGGTCGGGCAGGGTGAGTGTTCCACCAGCGCCGATCCAATTGAACATCTTGGCGCGGTCGGTAACACCTGCCGTGTAGTTGTTGTTGAAGGTGCTGATGGGCACAGACTGGCTGAGCAGGGTTCCGACAGCCACAATACCGGTCCCTGCCAGGGCGCTGGCATTGGCGATGGATGTCGTCGCGCCATACTGGAGAGACTGCCAAACGCCCGCAACGGTGCTGTTGTTGGTCAGATAGACTTGCCACAGAGTGCCGGTCGGCACCGTGACAACCTGCGTTCCACTGGCGTCTCGCACCGTAAAAGTGTTTGATCCCCGGTTATTAAAGAGGATTGTGTTGCCGACACCGGTCTTGTTCGCGGCAGGCAAATAGATGCTAAGACCCGTGGTGCTTGGCGTAACATCAATGATGCGCGTAGCAAGATTATCGTTGGCAGAAGTCTCTTCCGGCCAACTGAGAACCACGTTGGCGCTGAGAGCAATCGCGCTATAGCTGATTTCACTCGGATAGACATTTGCGCCGCCAAATACGTCGTTATAAATGGTCATGCTTCAGTCCTCGTGGCGCTGCGATCCATAATGCGTTTCATATCTTCGCCCGTGAGCGCCTGCGCGGCCCGGTCGTACATTGCCTGCCAAACCTGAATCCTCTCATCGCTTTTGAGGAATGGAGTAGCCTCCAACAGCGTGGCGTAGAGAAGGATGTCAGGAGCGTACTCCGTCAGCCAATTGGTTTGCAGATCGTCACCGAGCAGGGCCGGTTGCTCATAGTACATGATCTCCAGCACGCCTGTCGCGTTTGGCGTGGGTGCGATCAGCCAGTGCTGAAAATCGTAATCAGCATAAAATTGCGGCGTGGCCGTCGAAGACTCGGTTGGCCAATAGCTGCGGAGATACTCGTATGAGCGTGCAAAGATCGCCACGCCGTTGACGGTCATGCTGATCGTATCGCGCCAGCGGTCAGGCTTGGCATACACCGCAACGCCCGCCTGCAAAGTCGTCTGAACGGGGCGGATGAAGCCCTGGATTTTCAATTCTCGCGCAATACGCCGTTGAGCCAGCGTGATGAGGCGAGGTAACTGCTCATAGACAATCTGATCGCTCTCGGCGGTAAAACCGCGCTCAAGATAGCGACGAACGTCTACCAACAGGCTGTCGTAAGTCATTACATAAGACATGCGCGCTCCAGAGCTATGTCAGAGGCTGATACAGCCTGTGCCCGCAAAAAGCTTTATAAGCTTCAAACAAGTTGACGGGCAAGCTGTTTCACCAAAACTCACAAACAGACGGCTCGATTAAAAGCCCTGTCAACAGACATGGCTTCCATCATACGGGTAAGAGCAGGCGCGCTCGCCAATTCCACAATCGCCTGTCGCTGCAAACTTGCAGGAAAGTCGGTGACTTTCGGACATGGCCTAGAACTTACCGTTTCGCAGGCGGTCAGCAACACCAGACTGCTGAGCAATGCGAGCAGCTTCATCGGCGGATTTCCTCGTTTTCTGTTCTTGTTCGGCGGCATTGGCGCGAGCACGTTCGCCGCCGGTTTTGCGACCGACCACCCAAGCCGACACAATCGCACCGATGACAACGAGGATCGCCGCCAGCGTGCTTTGCAGTTTGCCAAAAATGAAACCCATCAGGTGTCTCTCTTTTTGAATAGCCATATCCCGGCAATCAGCACGGCACCGGCAACCAAGGCGACGCCCACTGCCCAATGCAAACCACTGAGGCCCGTCAGGGCAGGCGCAGCCGTTGCCGCCGCCGCAGCAACACCACCCAGTTTGCTGGCATCCATCGCTGTCGATGCCTGGGCCGGTGTGGCGGCCTCGACGCTGCGAGAAGATACGAAGGATCCCCTGGCCCACAGACCGGCCTCAGCGGCCCGCCTGTTGCTCAAACCAGCATCTACTTTATTTCCGCCGGTCTTGTTCCAGCGAGCCAATTCGCCGGGCACTGCACCGACATCGCCTGCGTTAAGTTTCCGAACCAGGGTGCTTTTCCGCATGGCCCCTACGCCGACGTTGTAAGTCCAACTGACCAGGGCAGCAAACTGATTGTCCGTAAGTTCGGCAGAGACCGCGCGGGAAACCGCACTTTCAGCAATTGAAAGGTCGATCAAAAGAAGCTTTTCGGCATCTTCCTGGCTGATACGCGCGCCCTCTGTGACGCCCAGTGTATGGCCATATCCGATGGTCCAAACACCGGCAGTGCATCGGTACGCCTCCAAACGGAGGCCCTCCCACTGCTTGATGAAGGCCAAGCCTTCAGAACTAATACGGCGCACGGGTGGTGTATTTTTGATCTTAGACATCAGCTTGCCGGTGCGATCACGAGTTTGCCCTCACTGACCAGCAGCATCATGTTGCTGTAGTCGGTGTTGGCCGGATCAATTGGTACAAACGACGGCACGCCGTTGATGTCAACCTTAATGCAAATAATTGCCCCTAAAGAATTTGCTTGATATTGAGCATTTGTGTATGTTGGCATAATTATAACTCCGAATTAGCATAAAGAGACGCGCCACTAGACCCAGCAGCAACATAAACACACGTCCAGCTGCTTCCCGTGCTGCCCGAGGTGGCTGGCAAATTATAAATAGTAGCGCCAAATGCATCAGCGCTTACGCCAATAGAAGCAGCGGCATTTCCTGCAACATTAAATGTACCAGCGGCAGTAGATGACATGGTGGCGGGCGTTCTTTTTGTCACCTTAAATGGAAAATACAAACCCTGAGCGTTTGGAGGATTAAAGCTGGTTGCAACGCTAGCCGACCCAATAGTTATATTGGCTCCAAAATTGATAGCTTCATAATACCTCTGACACTGCGCTAGCGTATCGCTGTAAATTTGCCGCTCAAATGGCGTGGCAAGGCTGCCAGCCTCAAGCTGCACACCCGTAACGGTCCAAGTGCCAGAGGTCTGAGCGCCGACCGAAAATTGAATAAGTATTCCGTTTGCTGCGTTTGCGCCTGCGTTAAATGTGGCCGTGTATTGCGTCGCGCTTGAGGATACGGTGAAAGTGCCAGTAGATATTGCGGTGACAGAACTAAAATTATTGGCTGCATTTGCATAAGCGGCCGTCCACGTTACCGTGTTCAATAAAGAATTTGAAATTGTAACCGATAAAGTAACGTTTTGATTAACTAAATCTGCAACATTAGATGATTCAATTCTTTGATTAAAACTAATACTCGTAATAAAAGCTGCGCCATTTATTTGATATGCGTATTGATAACCGGTGGGACCAGCAACTCTTTGTCCAGTG